GAGCAGCTGGAGCAGGTCCTACATCAAAAGCTATCTTAGAGAACCTTTGATCGTTCTTAGGTATTAGTCCTTGAAGAACAGGAATGTCGTGTATGATTTTCAAGGTAAAGGTGGAGAAGTCATCAGCACGGTTCTTAGAGGCAGATACAACAAGTATGTTTTTAGTAGGGTCTAGTAGTAGTTGATGAACAGCATAGGCAGAACATATCCAGGATTTACCTACACCACGGAACGCCATGATAACAGATCGTTTAGGACCGTGTTGCATGAAGTCAGCTATGTCGTACTGTAAAGCTGTAGGATCAGGTAGGTTCAAGTGTTTCCAAACTACATATAAGAAGTTACGGAAGTCCTTGAGTTGTTTAAGCTTTTCAATGCTCATGCTTCAACTCTCTCTCTTTCGGTGTTATAACTGTAATTACTTAATCTTTTCTTTAAGTTCAGGGTTCTCTTCAAAAGGTAACACTTCTCCTAGTAGATCATTAAGAGGAGTATCTTTACCACTCATAAGAATTACATCGTTATCTTTTAAATGTTGCCTGGCACAGTTAAGTAAAGCAGGGTTATACTCTTCAGTTGCTTGCATTAATTGAATACCTTTACTTAAAGTATCTGTTAGAAGGATATGTAAGTTACCTAGTTCTTCTCTTGTTTTCATAGTTGTTGAGGCTTATATTACCATTTACGACAAGACCAATACCCTGCCGATAACTTTGATTTCTTTTGATCGCACTTATGTCTAGCTCTAAAAGATTTTCTAGCTTTAGGATTGGACTTTCTAATCTTCATGTTAGCGTCCCCGAATCTTATGGTCTTTGTCTTAGTACCTTCTTTAGCACATACAACAAACTTTTTCTTACCGTGCCCAGGTTCTCCTTTGCGTATTCTTCTGGGTTTATTAATAGCTAAACCTTTACGCTTACATCCTGTAACTACTTTCTTCTTCTCAGCCATGCTGTTAATTTTTAAACCCACGCTTCATATTAGCGTATGACTGAGGTGATATAGTAGACTTCTTCTTGCTACGACTAATGCCTAGCTTTCTTCTTCTGTTTATATTTGCGTATAGTCCTTTTTTCATTTCTTCATTAACATCTCCATCATTCTATCTAGTTTACCGTTAATCTCTTTTACCGTAGTTTCAAGACCACTCATTCTATTCTCCACAGCAGTGTCTCGTTCTCTTTGGGTAGCAAGTTCTACTTCAATCCTTGTCAATCGTTCTTCATCTTTTTCCAAGCGATCAGTAAGCTTTTTAATCATCCAACCAATTACTCCAAGTATAACAGCTAGAGCAGTGTCGAGAAAGTGTGATATTGTTTCTGGCATTTGTTTAAAGAGCTGAGATGATAAAAGCTAGGAGTTGTTCGTATCGTACAGACATCTTAGTGTGTTTGGTAAAACCTTCTGTTTCTTCATCTTTAAAAAGCCACTCACCATTTTCATCTTGTTTAGACCACCAAGTATTTTCACCTAGTATAGCATATCGATAAGCATCTAAACCTTCAGCTTCAAAAGCAGCTTTTACATCCTGTGCAATAACACCTATATGAATACGAGCATCGTCACCTTTCTTAACAACAGCATCTTTAAGCCTAAACTTTTTCATTAAACCTTTTAAGGCAGTAGCAACTCTTAGTTCTGCTTCGCTTAGGTCTTCAATATCTTGTTTTAGATTACGATCAGAACCACTCCAAGCTCCTCCGTTAATATAACCGTTATCCCAAGTGTTACTAGCAGAACCTAAATCTACATTTGAATTAGGATTACTGTACATTGAGCCTGTGGGTTCTACACTAGCTTGAGCAGCAGAAGAACACGCTATGGTTATTCCAGCATTAGCACTGAAATCTCCGTCTGCAATATTTAATGTAACTCTTTCTCCATTTTCTTGGTATTGTAAGGACGCAGTGTTATTTCCTTGTGAAATTTTTATCCTACCACCAAGACCACTAGCGTGTTCGTTTTCTAATTGTAAATCTACATAAGCACTTGTTTGGTTACCTTTAGCGTATATAGTATCCTTTCCACTACCTCCATCCACAGTTAATTGATAAGAAGAATCCGCTAATGCTCCTGTTCCTATGTTGTTGTTAGTATCGTTAACATTAAAAGTGGTATCTGCACTGTCTATCATTGTAGACTCCACAGCGTTAGCTGCTATCGTAAGTGAAGTAGAACCTGTAACATCACCAGTATGGGTAGCGTTAGTGACTTTAGCAGTGTTAGCAGTTACAGCTGTGTTGTTCGCTACCTCTGTGTCAAAGTCTGAAATGGTTGCTGCGGTCTGTGTACCTGTGTGATTAGCTCTGTTCTTTAAGTTAGCGTCTGTGTCGTTGACCGTTGCACCTGCTGCAATACCTGCAAGCTTCGTTTGTTCTGCATCGTCAAATTCATTAGTGTTAGGGTTGCTTTCATATAAGGTTTTAACATCCGCAGCTGTAGGAGAAGCACTACCATTAGCGGCAGCTGTAATCCTTCCTTGTGCATCTACTGTAAGATTAGTCGCAGTATAAGAACCTGGAGTAACAGCAGTGTTGGCAAGCTTATCAGCAGTTATAGCATCATCAGCAATGTTAACTGTATTAATAGGACCACCTGCAACACCTGTCGCTAGAGTAGTAGCTATCTGAGCGTCTACATAAGTCTTGTTCGTAGCGTGACTACCACTAGCAGGGGCAATTAAACCTGTAACTTTATCAACATTTTGAATATCATTTGTCTGCATATCCAAGTTACCTGACATAGAATCTCCACTCTTGTTAACTTGTAAAGCATCTTGTTGGTCTACATAACCTTTACGAGCAGAGTGATCGCTACTAATAGGAGCACCTAGACCACTAACCATGTTACCTCCCATAGCCAAGTCACCTGTCATATTGTCCCCAGCTTTAGTAACTTGTAGTGCGTCTTGTCCGTCTACATAAGTCTTGTTAGTAAGATCATTACCTGTACTAGGAACAGCAGAGGAAGTGACTTTATTAGCACCCATGTCCAAGTTACCAGTCATCGTATCACCAGCAACATCAACAAAAGTAATATCTGCGTAGTTCTTAGTTACAGCATCTTGAGGGTTTGTAGGATCAGCAAGATTCTTAATCTTAGCTAAATCAGCGTCGTAGTTCCCATCAACAGGGTCTTTGGTCATTGTGTTCTTACCACTACCTTCTTCTATCTCTTCGTTAAGATATAAGTTGTGTAAGTAAGCACGGTCTAGTTCTACTTCAGTAAGTACACTACCGTTCTCAAAGTCTACAAGAGCAGTATCAGATGCACTGTCTCTTTTAATTCTTATCCTAGCACCAGTCTCAGGAGCAGTAGTAAATCTGATAAGAGCAGAAGGAGATGTTATAATAGTGTAAGCTCCTGTAGAGACAGTATAAAACTTACCTCCTGGAGAACTGCCTGTTGAATCGTCTAACTGTACAACTACATGAGTGTCATCAAGATAAGGAAAAGAAAATGCAAAGTCTGTTTGACCTGCTCCAACTGTGTAGTCTACGTATGTATTAGCCATGGTAATCTATTATTAATTTGTTTGTTGTAAAAGTTCAAGCACTTCTTCTCGTTGCATCCCACCTTTTAAACCTGCTCTAGCTTTCATTAATGAAGAGTATTGTGCGTTTAACTCAGGATACTCTCTGAGCATCTGTCTTCTAGCTTCTTTCCTGTACTTAGTTAGAACGCTGTTTATCTGTTGGATACGAGGACTAGGAAGACCAGGTTCAGATTCTGGTGATAACCTTTGGTAGTTCCTTGACTTTATAAGTTTATTCAAGGTTTGCCTAAGAGAAAGACCACGAAGTTTAACAGTCTTTAATAACTCTAACTGCCTATCGTTCGCTGATTGTCCTTTATCGTTTTCATACTCTAACAAATCTATCTGTCCACCTAAACTAGGAGGAGGGTTTCTAAAAGCATGATTCAAACTAGCCATCTCTGTTAGGATAGGATCGTTCTTTTTAGTTGATAATTGAATAGGATTAATAAAACCTGTACCCATCCATTGTTCTGCTACATATTCCTCTCCCAATATATTACGTTTAGTATCTAACGAACCACGCATACCTAGCTTACGTTTTACCGCATCCATGACAGACCTTGTTTCTTTTATCGCTTGAGTATCGTAGTCAGCTGTTTGAGAAATTAAATTAGGAACTAATGAACCTGCATAATTTCTGCCTAACTTTTCTACATATCTATCAGGATCACCTAAAGCATCTGCCCACATTTGAATACCAGCTAAGTATGATTTGTTTGTAGCGTTTCTTGTTAGAGCTAATACCATTGATGTTGTAGCGTGTTCTAAAAGAGATTCATCAAAAGATGCTTCTTCTCTTATCCCTGTTTCTACTAAATCAGCTACAACACCTAACGGAGTTGCTAAAGGGTCAAGTCTTTGATAACTGAAATAAGTGTCTCCTATTTTAATGCTATAGGGTCTCCATCCAGTCGCCATTAAAGCTTCTTTTTCTCTTTCGTTACTAGGTCCACCTCCTGTTATGTATTCTCTATTATTAAAAGCAACGTCAATTAAGCCTCCTACAGTAAGTGCTCCTGTGACTACCTTACCTCTTGCCCTTGCTTTTAAGATAGGGTCTGCACTATTAAATTCAGCCAACAATCGCTGCCTTTCCTCTTTTAACACAGTAACAAAAGGAGTTCTCTCAAAAGCAAACTTTAAGATATTAGTAGGAGTACGAACAAAAGGAACTACAAATCTCAAGTAAGGTATTTTGTTAGTGGCTTCTTGGATTACTTTACCTAATGTCTTGTCTTGTAATTCTTTAGTAAAGGTTAAGTACTGAGCTTCTTCCATTGAATACTGCATAAGTGCAGATGAATCAGGATTAAAGTTATCGTCCTTGTATTTGATGATAAAATCAGCTTTCTCTTTTCCTTTAAGACCTTGCTTATCTGCTATTAAAGAAGCTTCCCTAACAAGACCCTCCTCCGACATCATTCGTCCACCTTCAGTTACTATACCGTCAATAGTTTTATTGATGTGTCCAGCTAATGCTTTAGGATCACGAATACCTTGTTGTATGCCTGACATAGCGGCTTTCATTCTAGCAGCCCTACGATAAGCTAATTGCTTAAAGAACTCATCAGAAGTTAACAGCAACCTACTGGGAAGTCTTATATAACTAGCGTATTTATCTATTGAATCTTTAGCTGAGTCGGAAACAAAACCACCTATAGGAGATTCAGCTATACGCTGACCAGTTATAGAAGCTCGTTGACCTTCTTCAAAAGCACGGTTGGATGGGTCTAGTAAATTGTCTTGGTCTTTGAATGCTTGTTTTGCAAACTTACCTGCTTCCTTAAACATTTCACCGTCTGACCAAGAAGCTATAACAGCTTTGACTACATCCATGTTTCCACTCGCTATACCACCAGCAACAGCTTCTAAGGTGGTCATCACTTGAGTCAACGCATTACCCATGATATTAACCATCTGTGTCTTAGGGCCACTCAATATAGAGTTCATCCAGTATTCAGTAGGCATATCTAAGAAATGTTTACCTTGTGCTTTTTTAGCAGTCTTTAACAACCTAGCTAAACTACCCTCTAAATCGTCAGGATCAATATGCTCTCTTACAAGGTTAACCATACGCTCAGGCTTCATGTTGCCAGAGTTATTAACAAACTCTTTGCGTATGCCTTCTATTTGCGTTTCAGCTTCATTAAGTCCTAGCTTACGCTTACCGAAACCTTCATCTCTAGCTTGTAAGGTAATAGCTGTTTCTCTTCCTATTCTACGATAAACATCTGCTACTGTTAATAGTTGTTGAAAAGCATTCTTGAGTTTAGTTATAGATACATCACCGTAACCGTTGTCTTTAGCTTCTTGAGCTATCTCGCTAACATTCTGTATAAGTGCTTTACCTTGTTCTCTGTAAGATTGTTGTGTTATACGAATATCACGCAATACTTTCTCAGCGTCTTCTCCTTCTTTAGCTTGTGCTCTAACAGTTGTTTCGATTGCTTCGTCTATATCTGTAATGGCATCTGTAACTGTTACTTTCTCAGGATTAGCTTCGTAGTATTTCTCTAGTAAATCTTTTAGTACAACAACATCACCATCAGTCTCTAATGCAAACTGCGGTAGTCTAGGTTTACCTCCTTTTAACAACTCATCTGCATACCCACGGAACTTATCAGGAACAGCACTAAGGAACTCATCCTCTTTACCTTTCTTAAAGTCAGGCAGTTCGCTAGGTCTTTTCACAGAAGCTAAGCCTTCGTCTGCTTGTTTTGTAGCTGTTATGATATTGTTTTTAACTTCTACATTACCTTTACCAAATACATTTTCTATAAGACTAACATAATCAGCTGTCTTTTTGTTGTGTTGGAAACCTGCTTTAGTTTCTTTTCCGACTCCGCTTTTACTTCCTTCATATACAGAGAAGTATGCTTTACCGTTTCCTTTAACTGCGTCAAAAGCTTGTTCAACAACTAACAGCTGGTTTTCTTTTTCCTTAATAACATTAAGTACATTATTAGAAATAGAAGCGTCTACTTGACCCCCTTGTACTGCTTGAGCTACCTCTTTGTTGTGTTGTGCCGATCTGTTGAAAGGATCGTAAACTTTTAAATCTACTCCTTCTTTTTTCAACATATCAACTGCGTTATCAAACTTACCTCCTCCTATATCCACCATCTTCATTCCTTTAGTGAATATTCCAGCTTTCTTTAGTTTGTTGTAAGCGGCTGGTAGTTTAGCTACATTTATAGAAGTAGCAGCGGAAGTTATTTCTTGTTCAGGTGCACTCCAAAGATTAGGTCTTGTTTGATAATAACGACCTTCAGCTACAAGTTTAGCCTTACCCATGTACGATCCTCTACTTGCAGATATGATCTGTGCAGAGTCTCTAAGTACTTTGTTTAATAAAGTGCTGTCACCTTTAACACCGAATAGTTGATATACTGCATCTACAATCTTTTGAAAGATATTGCGTTTATCATCTGATGGTATTCTTCTTAGTATTTGTTGTAGTTTTAAATCTGTGAAAACACCTACGAGAAACTCATCTAGGTCTTTAAACTCGTACACTCCTTTACCTACAGCTGGATCAAATACATCCTTACCTTCAAAAGCATATAAATCTTTAATCTTTTCAGAAGCTAATTTAAATGACTTAGCAAGTTCTCTAATAGGTTTAGGTGCAGCTTTATTGTTAATAACATTATCTATATTAGACAACACTATTGACCGTTCTTTACCTCCCTGACTTACCCAAGCGTTTATTTTTTTAGCAGTAACACCGTGTAGTATTTCGTGTACTAATGTCTGTTCGTCTGCACCTTCATATAACTCAATCCTATCCTCTGATGGTTTATAGACACCTGTTATAGAACCCATATCATCAGCATCGCCTCGCACAGTAGTTATATCACCTTCACTTACTTCAGGTTTGTAAAATACTCGTACATCTTGATCGGCTTCGTCTTTTATGATGATATTTAAATCTTTAGCTAGTTGTTGTACTTCAGGTGTGTCAGCATTTTTAGACAATTCATCTAAAGTATTTCTAACGGTTGCTGCTTTTTGTACTCCCTCTACTGGTGCACCGCCTGTCTGTATAGCTCTACCTTCTTCTTCAGCTTTCCTACCCTTCAATAAAAAGTCTTTTGTTTTATCATCTATACGACCAGCAAAGATACCAGACCTTCTTGATAAACCTGGTTCAGCGATGTCACCTCTAAAACCTGCGTTTACCAATTTAGTCGCTGCTCCTTTTAATGGTGGAGATATTTCAAACTGTTCGTATATATTTGGATTTCTTACAAACTCATTAACAGCTTGCGATGGATAATCAAAACCTAACCAATCTTCTTTAGCCAACGCTTTTAAGAAACTTCTATACTTAGGTTTAAATTGATCTAAAGCTCCTAACACTTCATCATGGTCTGCTTCCATATCTAAGTGCTCAAACCATTCATCTATGATGTCTCTATCAAATTCATCGATTAATTCTGGACCTCTAGCTATAGAAGCTAAGTCTTGTTGCAACCCTGTATCTACTACTGCCTGTGCTTGTCCGATTGCGTCCTTACCTTCTCCTTTAGCTTTGCGTCCTTCCTTAATAGCTTTAAGTGATTTAACGAACACACCAGCTACAGCTTCAAGACCTAGACCTTCCAACACATTCTTCATGCGTCCCTCTAACTCACCCTCGTCTTCATCGTAAGCTAAGAACTCAGTAACTGGATTCTGTAACTCTGGTACTTGTTGGATGAGATTAGACAGTCTAGCTTCCTGTCCGTTAAAGAAAGTGAAGTCAGTAGCAGCACCTGCAACAACACCTTTAGTAACAGTACCTGCTTTAGCTAATCTACCTGCTTTACCTGCGAGACCAAACAAAGGAATGAAACCTGTAGCAAACTGTGATATACCTTCTACAGCACCGCCTGCCATAGTCTTAGAAGTACCAAGGAATCTAGTATCATAGTCAGGTAGTACATCAAAAGATAAGTAGTCTGCTAGGTTGTAAGCACCTTGAAACGCACCTTCTATACCACGAAACGGAGCAGCTAATACATCGCCTGCTATATCAAAAAAGTCGTTCTCTTCTTCCTCGTTGTTTATATCTTCTGGTAGTGCCATAGTATTAATCTATTTCGTTTAAAGCGTTTTTAAAAAGATTCCTTTGATTCCTAATAAATTCCAATACATCCTCTTCTCCTATCTTAGTAGCTTTCTTAACCACATCGTTGAAAGTTTTATTAGATTCTCTTTCGCTTTTGCTTTTATCAAGTAAAGGTATTAATTCTAAAATGTCTGCTTTTGATACTAAAGGAAATTGAGAAGAGTTGAGCAACAACGGATCAAATCTAATACCATAAGGAGTAACAGGTTGCTCTTCAAGTAAAGCCTCTCCTAATAGTCCTTTAGCGGCTTGTACCTGAACTAAAGAATTTAAAGCTTCTTCTCGTTCTTTTTTTGTAAACTCAACCCTTTTTATTTCTTTTCCTACAGAACCTCCAAAACCTGATCTACTACTATAATATTGTTTAGGTTGTTGTGCTTTAATTTTAGGTATTTCACCAGTAGCTATTAACCTTAGTCTAGTTATTGTTTCCCCATCTGTTTTCCATAGATTCTGAAAAGCTTTCTTTCTTTCTTTTGCTTCTATATTAGGGTCTCCAAAAACACTCAAGTCATTATTTAAGCTTAATTGTTTAGCTTCCTCGTCGTTAAAAACAGAAGAAAAAACACCTGGTTTACTTGCCTCTTTGGATTGTGCTACTTTTATTTTAACTTGTTCTTTGTCTGTTAAGAATTTAAGTCTAGATTTTAAAGCGTTCTCTTGTTCTCTTTTGTATTCTTTCTTGGTAGTCCTAATAAAATCTTTTAGCTGCCTAGTCACTTCAGCTCTGTCTGAACCTATAGGACTACTTAACAGACTATTTAATTGATCTTGAATTTCAGTTTGAAAAGAATCCATGTAAAAGTTCTGTATATTCACTAACTCTTCGTCTCCCATTAAAACATCATCTGCTAATTGAGTGCTTGTTATTATAGTTTCATAAGCTGTGTTTAAATCTTTTAAATTAAAATCAATAGCTTGAGCAGGTCCGAAAGGGTCTCTTAGAATTTTATTCATTCTAAAATCTTTTGGATCAATATCAGTTTTAATAAAATCATCCACATTACGTCTTAACTGTGCTAATCCTATTTGATCGGTACTAAAAGCTTCTTCTTGTTTAACAGCGAGGATTAAATTATCTATACTATCGTATGTGTTACCATTGTAAGTTCCTTCTCCGTTTATCTCTATATCAGTATGGGCATTTTGAAACTCTGCTACTTTTTGCTCTACTAAATCTACTCGTTCTTTATCTTCTAATTTACGAACAGCTTCAGAAGTACGCTCGATCATATTTTCATAACCGTCATATTCGATTTCTGTCATCTTAGCAGCCCCAATGTTTATGTTCTTACTAGCCCACAATAACAAGCTATCAGCTTTTTCTTCCATTCCATTTTTAGCTAAGTTCTCGAATACTTTTCCCAAAAGATCACGTTGTTCCGCTGCACTAAACGAATTAAGATTTTCCCAAGCCTCAGACAACGAAGCAGCTGTCACCTCGTCATAATCTCCTAAATTACTACCCTCTTTAGCTAATTCGTAGAAAACACTAGTAGTACCGAAACCTGTATCACCTTTAGCTATTCGACTTTTTTGTGCGTCGTATTGCCTAACAAGAGGTAAAATCTGTGGGTTTATTGCTTGTTGTAAACCTTCTCGTGCAAAGCCTGACTCAGATAAACCAGGATTATTTTCCACAAACTGTTGTTGAACATTAGCTATTATATCAGAAGTACCTAAGTCTTCGTCTCCTTCTTCTGGATTATCTAATCTACTGTAGACTTGTTCCATTAACAAACGACTAGAAGCTTGTCCTACTGCTCTCAATTTCCTCTTCTGATTAACAGGAGAAGTAAGCCAACTCATCGCACCTTTTCTTACTTGCTTATCAAACTCTCCTTCTGTCTTTTGAAGCATCGCTTGAATCTCTTCAGGACTCTTCCTTGATAACTCATCTTCAAATTGTTCTGCTTCTATATCGGCTACCTGTGTGTACTGCTGTAAGATAGGATTAACCTGTGACAAAGCATCAGCAAGGTCCATCAACTTATTCCTTGGTGCTCGTACCTGTGCTACACTGTACTGACCTGCTCGTTGAATAGTAGGTTGAATGCCTGGAACTGCACCTCCTAATCCTTGTACTTGTACTCGTTCTGCCATTATCTTCTCCTACCTGTCATTGCTTGTGTATAACTCTGGGCTGCTGTAGTTCCTGTTTTTGATGATGAACCCATCCTACTTTTAATATCAAGTCCTGTTCTGTATCCACTAAGTCCACCGCTGATAGCACCTAAACCTGCTGTTAATAAACTAGGTCTATCTATAGGTTGATTAATACTGATAAGTCTTTGTTGAGAAGCTAATCCAGCTTGTTCTAATCCTAGCTGTGTACCTAATGCACTCATCTCTTGTTGTCTTAAAGTTGCCGCTCTATACCCTGCTTCCTGTCTAGTATAGTCATCCATCAAAGCTTGAACACTAGCACCTGCAACACCTGCTTCCCCTGCTGAAACCCTAGCTCTAGCTAACGCTTCTTGGGATTTCCTACTGACTTGTTCAAGTTCCCTAGCCGTAGCTTCTTGCTCTTGTGCTTGTCGCATCCTAATTGAGGACTGTTCCTGTAACGCTCTTTGACGCTCCGCTGCTGCTGATTGGGCTTGATAGGCTGCTTGTGCTTTAGCTTGTTGTCTTTGCCCTGCATATCCTGCAATAGATGAACCTACTGATGCTGTTATAGCTGCTATTGATATTGGGTCACACATATTACTTCCTCTCTATCTTAAATGCCTTATAACCAGGGATATTGCAATCCTGAAAAGTAGCCCCTAACCAAGTCAACCACTTGACGCTTAGTGTATTAGCTTCCATGACATAGTTAGTTAAGTAATCAAATCCATCCATTAAATCGTCTATCCACATCTGTGATTCTTTAACAAACTTCTTCTTTACTTTATAAAAATTCCTTGTACCTAGCAACCAACAAACTCCAATGTTCCCTCTAGGACTCACTCCAAAGCTCGCTAACAATCCGTCTTGATCTGTCTTGACGCTATAGCATTTACTGCTTGATTCAAAAGATCCGTACACAGCGTCTCTAGGGTGGTGCATTAAACCTATACATTCCATCATATCTTCTTCCCGTAAGTCATCATATAACAAAGGAGCGTCTTCCACTGCATAAGCTTTTTCTATCTTAACCTCCATAGCGTCTACTCCTTGATATGATTGTAGATTCAAACTCAGCAGATAGTAACTTCACTGGTAAAGCACTAGAAGATTTAATTTCGATAGTGGCATCATTAGGTTGAGCTTGTACAGCAAACTTAAAGAATCCAGTCTCAGGTGTGAATTTATTAAGGGTACTGACAGAGGCTAACAAACTTGGGTTGTAGGTGTAAGTGTAGGTATCTCTAAATTTAGGTGTGACTTCCACATTAAAGTGTCCTGTCTCTGAGTATTCAATACTACCGTTACGAATCGTTTGATAAGTATAATCAGATGCAGATCGTCCTCCTCTTTCTGTAGGTTGCTTTAAGTTCTGCTTAGAGAACCTATATAACATATCGTATTCAAAGCCTACAAAGAAGTCATATTGACTAATGTATTCGTAACCATTTGGACTCCACTCAGGTGCAGAATCAATAAGCCCAGTAGCATCGTTCCAATATAAAGAACCAGCAGCATCAGGAAGGATAGTAGGTGATGAAGTATGACCTGTAGTACAAAGATATAAACCTCCTGTAATGTAAGGGGTTGTTAAAGACCAAGCTAACGCTTGTATAGTTGTAGTGATTTCACTCCAATAGTCTTCCCAATTTGCACCCACTCCAGGTTCTTTAGCTGCGTCTGCTGTGTGGTTTTGTGTGCATTTATATGTCTTATTGTTATGCGTTACATGACTAGAGTAAGATACAAAACTAGCGATAAGACCACTCACAGCTGCTCTAGTAGGGTCTGCGTTATCTATAGTCAATGTCCTTTTGTTTCCGTTCTTAGTATAGAAAGACATACCGCTTTTAAATTGAAAACCATTAGCACCTACGATCAAACTGACATTAGTAAGGTTAGTACCGTTAATACTTAAAGGAGTAGGAGTTCCTGTAGGATACCAACCACCTAGACCTACATAAGAAGAATTACCGTCTACTCTGTGGTCTAACAATAAAGCATAGTTCTTACCTGTGTCCACCAATCCATTCTCCATTGGTATCTTTTCTAGATAAGTACCGTCACTGTCTGTGGTAATTACATACAAAGTAGATTCAATAAAGTAAAAACTTCTTACATCTTTATTAAAAGTAAAGGTCATCCAGGAACTCTGTATCTTCTCTCTGCCTTGCCAAAAGTATTTATATACAAACAACTTCTTATAGTCGGAGTCTGTCTGTACAATAATCATATTCTCTGATGCACTACCTTCCATCCTTACGATGTTAGAAGGGATGTACTTATTAACTTGTTCTGTTATCTCAGTTGCTCCGTATGTTTCTGTGTTATTATCAACAGTGTATTCAAGCAAACCTTCAAAGCTATTTCTTTTAAAGTTAAAGTATATGTGACTACTAAGTGCTAACGGTCTTATACTTTCTGATACATCATACTCAGTAACTGGAGATATAGTAACAGTCTTAGGAGTTAACAAATCCCTACCTCTAAGCACAAATTGAGTCTTAGCAGAGAATAACATGAGCTTCTCTTGGAACGCTTGTGCGTATTTAAGAAGACTGATCTTAGTGTGAGATATTCCTACATCTATAGGAGCAGAATCTAGTAAGGTTTGTGTTGTGGTCCTAAAGAAATTAAAGTATTCATCTGCTTCTGAGAACACAATGGAATCATTTGTTAACAATCCTAACCTGTTCTTAAAGAAGAAGATATCGTTAATTCGTTTTTCTGCTCCTTTTAAATACTCAATACCTGAAGCCCATTCCTTCGTGTTACTAGGTACTGTTGTCTGTGCTTTCCAATAAGTAGTATTCGTAGGTAAGATTGAACCACTGGAAGTATGAGACTTGATGCAAGAATAATTAGAACCTGAATATGTAACAAACTGTCCGCTTTCAGATACAAAAGAAGGGTATGGATTAGTATAATCATCACCTGATTCTCTTTGTGTCCAATTAATTAATTGCAAGTCAAAACTTGTAATCTTACCTGTAGCTGGAGAAGGGATTAATCTGACAGGCATAGTTTCAATATCTATCGCACTGTCTATTCCTGACAACTTATCTGCCGATGTTAAATCGCTGTTCCAACCTGATGTCTCTATCCAAGAACCTTCTCCGTAATCTTCATTATCTTTTGTTTTAAATTGCACGTAGTAATCATCTTGTTCTAATTCAGCTTCGCCAATTACCTTAACCCTAAAGCGATTAAAACAAGATTTAGGAAGGTCAGTAATACTGTCCACTTCTTTATATATTACTCCTAATCCTTGATTTGCTAATCCATCAGAAACTCTTATTTGAAAGTCTATAGTGTTAGATATTTTTATAACACTTCCTTGTTGAGTTACTGTTACACCTACGAAATCTCCAGGTACATTTATTGAAAGCGTAATTGGGAATGTAATAGACAAAGGATTAACAGTAGCTATTACAGCACCTGTAGAATCTAAAGTCACACTGCTATCGTAGATATCGGTTCTAGTTTGGTGTTTCTTAAAATTTCCAAAATACCTTTTAGTCCACTGCCTTACTTGCCTTATTGTGTACTTAGTGTTTACACCTGATGTATTGGATGGTTGGTAATCAGCTCCTTCATGTGTTAGTTCAAAAGATGACACTGAACCGTCTCCTCCAAATATAACCCAACCCTTAGCTCCTGAAGCTGTTAGCAACCCTGTTCCAGAATCGTATTGATCTATGAAGAACTCATAAGTAAAAGCAGTACCTCTCCAACTACTTCCTCCTGTAGGATGCCAACCTGAACCGCCTGCTATATTAACTGATTTAACAGCTTTAGCAGAACTAACATAATCAGTTAAACAGGTTGTAAGGTCTTTAGCGATGTATTCAGTATCTGCGTATTTACCATCACTGTGTCCCGCTTTTCCACTTATATAAGTAGCAGGAGCATCACCGTGTGTAGTGTAATTATGTTCGCTTCCATTTGGAAAACTACTACCAATAGGAACTAACTTTCCTGATAAAAAAATACTATAAGCTTTATCGTAGTCTCCAAGCTTAACAAATACTAAAGCGTCTGTCTCTAGGTCTGCTGTTCTAAACTCTTCGTCTGTGTTTCTTTGTATAGTCTTCTGTGTATTAACAAGAAAGGTAGAGTCTGCTATTGTTAAAGCTCTTAGGTCTTGTAAAGGATTAGATGTACTTAGATAGTTAGAAGCTGCAATAGAAGGAACGTTAATATGTATTGAAGTCTTAACATTAGCAGTAAGATCAAAAGCTTTTAATCCGTTAACAGAGTCATAGGTAATAACATATTTATTCTGTTCATCTCTATCTACATAGTGACTAAATAAATTAGAGCTAACATTAGCACCTAAGTCAGTATCATATAAGAACCTACTATTAGGTCTTTTTACTAATCCCTCTACTACAGTGGACCAAGCGTTTACTTGTTCATCACACTGTCCAGGGTATCTTAAATTGTCAGGCTGTTGTGATACACCTTGGGCAAGGTTGGGAAGGCTGGTGTTGAGCAAAGGCATTATCTGTCAATTACTCGCATTACGCTATAGTGATCAAAGATAGTTCTGTCAGCATTCTCTGAGTCACTTTCAATAGCCCTAGCTTTAGCTTCTATCTCATCTCTTAAAGCAAACCCTTCTATCTCACGACTACCTAAGAACCTAGCAGCAAAGATGCGAGCTGATTTAACAGATATGTAATGTCTAAATTGTTCAGGTAGTTCCTCGAACTCTAACTCAAAAGTAATAATAGCTTTTAAGTCTTTGGTCCAAGTATCCCTGTGGTTTTTCCTGTCGTATAGTTTAAGACCTCTTTGTACAGCGTCTGTGTCTGTGTTTAACTCAGGGTCTAAATCTACTTTTAAAGTGTTAACAGGAAGAGTAATCCTTTTTGTAACAGAATCTGGTACAAGTGGATAATCATACTCTGTATTAAAATGCCATCCTTCTGATTGGATAGCTTTGCTGGTTTCGTCTAACGCATGGACTGCCTGTGTGACGGTTACAGGAACACTAGTTCCACTTAAAGTATTAACAGGTGACTCTCCTATTACAGAGATCATTATGTTTACCGCTTCCAGTTTAGTTGTCAGTGCCATAGCTTTTATAAATAAAAATATCGGTGGAGGGTGCGGAACGAATCACAGACCACCCAACACCGAAGAGAGAATTATTTCTGTAACTCGATAGCACACTCAGGACGGAGAACTCCGTGACCCATAGCATACTTAGCAACAAAAAGTGTTCCTTGACGCTCGATTTGATACTCGCTTTCAGTAGCAAGATCAAGAAGCTTAACTGTTCCGACAGCAGCAGAGTGAGCAACGATACCAAGAGTATTGGTGAAGTTACCATTATAACCTGCTCCATTTGCACCGAAGACATCATTGCTTGCAGCACCGTCTCCAGAAGTAACAGCTGATAAATCAGTTGAAGGAATGTGATTACTTTTGTAGATCGTGATACCTGCAACTTGAGGAATTGATCCTGAAGCAATGCTTCCTACTCCTCCAACGTCTTTATTGACAGCTGAAGTAGAGATAGCCAACGCACCAGCACCGCCAGTGATTAACTTGTAATACTCTTGAGGGCGAAGTACGCAGAAACGACCGTCACTAGGAACGTCGTTTTCGTCTAGCTTCTGAGCAGCAGTGAATAAAGCAGCAACAAGTTCTGCTCCTGTTGGATCAGTGTTGACAGCGTCATCAGATGAATCAGCACCTGTTCCCATTGCGTTAGCAGAAACATCGAGGATTCCTCCAACTTTACCGCCAGTAACAGCAGCAGCTGAACGAGCAGAAGCGATGAATACTTTAGCAATAGCAGTATCGAAACGAACTGCAAGAGCTTTACCTAACTCGTTAGCGTAAACGCTGCGGATGTCGTAGTGATTCTTTACGTCGTCGATGTTAGCCAAGAAGGTAGAAGCAAGTAACATCTTATCGATTGTAATTACTTTCTCTGCTTTCTTGATGTCGCTTAGGTATGAGTTTCCACCGTCAGCGATGTTTTCGCCTGGTGTGTGATAGTCAGCAGAAGCTACGCCTGTTACAGGGAACTGAGCTGATTTACCGTTTTCAATTGTGCGAACAGTATGTAGTGGTTTGAAGACGTTCGACTCCTCAAAGGTTTGCAAGATTTCTCCGCTAAACTTTTTAAGAAACAAAGCATCTACATCACCAGCACTATTAACTTGTCCTACACGTGAGGGGGATGTATCTCCATTAGCCATGATATATTATCTCCTTATGTATTTTGTTATTAATGTTTATGTATTTGTTTTGCGACTTTCGTTGTAACCTTCGTTCGAGATTGTCCACCGCAGTGGGTCTTGACATTAGTTATACTAATTGTCTGTTAAAGTGTATTTAGTATAATAATTCCACCTAAACAAAGAACAGTCAAGACAATAGCTTTCTCCTTCTTTGTAAGTGAGTTATAAAATTTTAATAGTTTATTCATTTGTTTTGTGCTTTATTGTGAACATAGCGTGTGTAGATCAACGGTACTACATTCCAAAGAATAACACCAACAAGGCAGAGTTTCAAAAAACCATATATCTCATCCAACATAGAATCAAAGAATCCATTATCCATCTCTTCGTTAAGTTGTTGTTGTACAAGTTTTTGTACATCTCCTTCAGATAAAGCTTTTACTTTACTAGCTAATCCTTTGTTCTCCTCCATCAACTTAGCTCCTTCTCCTACTCCCCATCCCAAGGCAGCACCACCAGCAGCAGCACCAGGACCACCAAGGCTACCAACAGTAGCTCCACCCACACTCCCTGCTAACGGATAAAAAGAAGCCTTGGAACATCCACCTAAAAGAACCAGAACCAACACTGGCAAGAAAAAAGATGGAGTCCAAGGCTTCATATATATGAACCAACTTGATGAAAAATTATAAGTAATTATGACTCGCTGCTATGCGTCTGTCAATCTCTTCGTGGTAAGCTTTGTCACCACTTTTGTATCGAGGATCAGACATTGCACGAGCAAGTTCTTGATTAGATTTAAAAGGCATTGTTGATGAACCACTTACAGCACCTTGTACTAACTTAGGAGTAACTCCATTCTCTGCTTTAAATTGTGCGTATAATCCTTTGGTAGCTAGTTTAGCTTGTTCAACTGTACCATTTTGTACGATTTCATCAAAAGTATTTACTTCTTCAGGTGATAAATTATTAGCAGCCCATTCAGCCATTTGATCCCAGTTACCTTCAGTAACAGCTTTGATACTACCTTCTTCACTTTGTTGTAGTGCTTGTTGACCAGCAGCGTAGCTATCTACTAACTCCTTCGGTAGCCCAATCTTAGCAAGATTCTTATAGGTCTCTTCAGATATAACACCGTCATTCTCAAAGAACTCTTTACTAGCTTCCACAATAACATCATTAGTATTCGTATCTTCCTCTTGGTTGTCATCTTGTTCATTCTCGTTGGTTTCCTCTCCTTCTTCTTGTTCTTGCTCTTTAGCCCCTGCTCCCAATTTCTTTTCAAGTTCACTATAGGCATTAGCCATGTCTTCAGGACTCTTGAACTTTTCAGGTAACCATTCAGGTCTATCCTCTTGCGTTTGTTCTTCAGATATTGCATCAACAGCTTCTTCTGACTCTGGGTCAATCTCCTGTGGTGCTTTCTCATTTATCTCTACTCGGTGGAATTCTGCCATATCTCTCTTTTACTCTTCTTGTGGTTGTTGTTGACTAGCCATGTACTGCTCTTGTGCAGCATTGATAGCAGGTGCTACAGCAGGTCCACCCAACTTCATCATCATCTCTTGTTGTTGGGCTTGCTGCATAGCTTGTTGAATTTCTTCTTCTGATTTAATCAGTCCTTCAGTCTCGATACCTAACGCTGTGGCTCTTCTTTTGAAGTAGTCAGATACATTAACATATTGTGCAACTGCTTGTGGACCAACGATTTGATTAGCTCCTGCAAGAAATAGATCGAGCTTTTGTAAATCATTACCTCGTCCTAGTGCTTCAACACCAGTAACAATAGTAGGTTTAACAATGTCTTTAGGTAACTTAGGAAGTCTTCCTTCTTTACTCATCCTTGCCATTAACCTAGTAACGACAGGCATTTGAAACTCTTGTGACAATAAAGAATACAGACCACCAAGTGCAGCTTCCAACTCTTGAGATAACATTCTTATCTCCTCTGCTGTTACTCGTTCTGCATCTCTGACTACACCACTGTTAAGTAGGAAAGCTTGAGATAGTCTATCACTAATCCCATTCATTACTCCTTGTGCAGTACGGAAGTCATTGAACTTGTTAAGTTGTAAAACAGATACATCTCCTTCAGACCCTTGTACAATTGCACCGTTAGGAGATTCAGATAAAGTCTTAGCCCTGGTTGTACCGTTAGGATTAACCATGAACAATACCTTGGCTGCTGCTGCACTACCTTCGACTATTGCTTTTGTTAACGACTCTAAAGATTTAAGATCACCAATGTACTCCTCAACAAATCCTCGTCCGTAATCTTCACCATCTATTCTTGTATAACGAAGAGGTAGGAATGGAGTCTTCTCGATAGGATACCTACCCTTTGACTCTTCAATAACAATTCCTTTAACATCTTGTTGTACTACATATTCATTACCTTCTCTAACTACAGAGGTGTACAAGTCACAGCTATTCTCTTTCTCTTGACGATATACCTCTTCTCTTACAGACTCAGGTAACATCATTGGAGCAACAGTTTCTTTGATAGCTATGTGTGTTACATTACCCATTGGGTCTCTCTTAACACAGTAACGATCCAGTCTGAATACTCTCATTCCACCTTCATCAGGTAAGTATAACAAAGTATTACCTGTCACTAATAGATTCTTTAACGCTTCAAACACTCCTACTCGAAATGCTTCAACTTCTACTTCTTGAGATACACTTCGTTCTACATCTGCTAATGCTTTCTCTAAGTCAGATCGTAATTGCTCTCCTCCCTCTGGTCCTAACTCCTGCTTTGCTTTATCTAATTCATACCTGTCTATAACAAGACGGAAGAATGGAGCGTTAGGTGGTAACAGTGCTAACAATAACTTAGATGCTAGGTTGTTTACTCCTCTAGCTCCTACTCCTTGATAAGGTGTGTAATACTTAGTAGCGTAGTTGTGTCCATCGGGTGGCATTATGTAAGGAATAGTCAACTCAGATGAGGTACGACCTCGATCCAAGAAAGACCACCTTTGGTTCTCTAAGCTATGATATAGCCCTTGGGCTGTTTCTTTCATCTATTGACCTGTGGCATCAGCATTGAACTGAGCTAGTGTAGCATCTGATGCTCCAGCAGTTGTTTCAGCTACATAGATTCTCTTCGTATCAGTCGCAAAGTATATTTCTCCTTGCGTAGCTTCCTTTTTAAACTTCGTCTTATTAGCATCCGTCCCTGTCTTAACAGCGATGGAGTAATCCTTCCGTCCTAACTTTTGCTGTGCCATGACTTAGGAAGCTGTACCAGCGTTGATGCAAGGTGAGGATGGACGAAGGCGAAGATCATCATTTGCTGGGTCTACGAATAGAGGATCGGAGAATATATTGTCAGTCCCTCCACTAGTGTTACTACTACCAATTTGATGGAAGCAACTAAATGTAGACGCTGATGCTAATGTGAAATTACAAGCCGCTGTGTCATCGCTCATCCAAATATTGTTTTTCATTCCCGATGAAGGGAGTCCTGCTGTGACCGTGCCTGATGTAATAGCAGTTAGACCTAGATAAATACTATTACGCTCGAAGGTTATAGTTTGACAGTCGAAAAATAAAGGTTTAGCGACACCAGTGTAGGATAAGCTGATAGAGTTATCTGTGAAATTAGCTCCAACACCAATTGTATTTAGTAAAAAATGTCCATAAACATAGCCAGTAAGTGCAGTAGATGATATAAATTTATTATTCTTTATAGTTGGCTTTACTGCACCATCCATTCCCAATCTTAAATTTTCAACTACAAATTTCTGAAAAGTATTAGCCCCACCTCCTGCTGTTGTTTGTCCTACATATATTGTATTTACTGATGCAGTATTTGTGGTGGTTAATTTAGCACCATATAAGTTTAAGCTTTCATAATTTACTCCTGATGCTCTCCACAATGTTGTGCCTGTGTTTATACTATAGTCTCCATCTGTGAAATAAATAGTACCTCCGTTTCCAGCTGCTGTTTCTGCTGTACCTAATTGATTATAAAAATAAGGATCAGCGAGTGTTCCTGTACCTGAACCTGAACCTGGTTTAATATATACTGTTGCCATAATATTTAGTTGTTAATTTTTAAGAAATTGTTCCACCTGATATTAAAAGAGGTGCTGGGTTTGCTCCTATATCGGGAGCGTTAAAGCCTTGCCTTAGAGGTAATCCGTTTGCTCCTAAAGCATCTGAATCGCCTGTGATTAAAGAGTAAGTTCCCGATGTAGTTGTAATCTCAATGTCAGGTTCAGTTGAATCTTCGACCACTGACACACCTGTTGTTAATTCTAAACGACTCGATGGGGTATTTAAGTATGCCCTAGATGCGTCTGTCTTAACTAAAAAGTCTAAGTTTCCATCGGAGTCAGTAATAACAACGACCGACTGAGTAGGATTGTCTATAACCTTTAAACTCTGATTAGGAAATGCTCCGATGTGTGGATTAGGTGTGCCTCTTAACTCTGCGTCTCCAACTACAACATTCTGAAAGGAACAAGTACCATCTCCGTCTTCTCGGAGGAATTTAGTAGCTCCTGTTTCTCCTGTTGATAAGACTGCTGTGCCTTCGACTGCTGAACTAATACCTGTTAAGTTACTTCCGTCAACAGCTGGTAATTGTGCTGACCCGTTTAACTGTACTACATTATTAGCACTTGTTCCTACATCTAAAGTAGCCGAAGTACCTAGTCCGCTAACATCAGTATTACTAAGTGTTACTGTACCTGTTCTTCCAGCTACCGATTGCACTGGTGCTCCTGATGAATCGATGAAGTTACTATCATTAGTAAGAGTCGATATGTTATCACCTGGTTGAGTAGCACTAGTCGCTAAAGTTCCTTGAGCTGCCGTAGCGTAATCTGTTGAATCAAAAGCTTTTACCTCTGCTAAGTTTGTTACTTCAGAGTCCATCAAAGCACCTGCTGCGGTAACGTTAGTTGCGTCAGTAATATCAGCTCCAGCTTCAATACCATTTAGCTTAGTCTTATCACCATCGACAAAAGCTCCTTCTGAGGGTGGTTGTTGAGCACTATCTGCTAAAGCTCCTTGAGCTGCTGTTGCATAGTCTGTACTTGCAGTAGTAGCTGCTGAACCTAACCCTGATATATCTGTGTTACTAAGTGTTACTGTACCTGTCCTACCTGCTACCGATTGAACAGGAGCAAGAGTCATTAAGTTATTAGCTGTTACTCTTTTAGTAGTGGGTGTCCCTGAAACATCAACAACAGCTATTTGATCGCCACTTGCTGGAGTTGTTAATGAGGGTAATTCCGAGATCTTTTTATTAGCCATCGTATTTTAAATTTTATTCTATTTCTAAACGCATATTATCTTCTGTCAACAAAGCTTCTTCACCTTCAGTCAAAATCATACCATCTCTTTCGTAGAAATCATATATCTCACCAAACTCAGGTCTTATAAGACGATTAGGTATTATAACTTGGTTGTTAGGTTTCTCTTGAGAACTATATGGAAAGATTAAAGACATCTAATTAAAGAGAGTCAGTAGTTCCAGTTGCAAAGACGCTATAAGTACCGTCTGTTCTAGCTGATATATTACCTCTGATTTGTTCGTAGTGTCCGTGATCGTCTCTGACCATGATAGCACCGTTAGCTGTTACAGCTTCAGAGTGAATGACATACCAAGAACCACCTATGTAGGCTTCTATGTCTACCGTACCTCCTGTGGTTACTGCGGAAGAAGCGATTACAAAGGTCCAACCCTTAGAACGCTCTACTGAGAATGAACTGCCAGCCCCTGTCGTTGTGACAGATGATAGCAAAGTCTTTTTTGAGAGTGTGCGAAGCATGATATTATATAGTTATGTTGTTATTAAGAAGACATATAGACACCAGTACCACCAGCAGAACCACCAAGTGTAGGTCTAGAAGACCTTGCTAACTGTGCTTGTGCTCCTCTTCTCCTCTTCTTAGGCTGTGTTTGTCTAACAGTCTTAGGTGCTTCAGCAACAGGAGGCGGTGGAGGAGGAGGTGCTGGAGGTGGAGGAGGCGGTGGAATATCTGGTTGTGACATACACATAGTTAGTCTTTTGTTAAAATGTTTTGTTGTAGTTGTTCGTTATAAGTTTGTCTAAGGAATCTAATTACAGACACTTGTCCACTCTTAAACCAAACATCTTTTTCAGAGTTCGTCAAGTCAGGACATTTGTCAGGAAATAATTCTTCCAATCTCTTTACAACAGCCTCGCTTATAAGGGGCATTAGTTCATCTTCCATTATTGCGTGTCTCCAGTCCATATGTATAGTGGTGTCATTTCTCCTACGTAAGCTCCTCCAATGTTAAAGCTAAAGAACTCCATAGCATCTTCCATTGTCATGTCATCTCTTAACATAAGTATCTCTAAGATTCTTTCAATAGAATAAACATATCTTCCATCGTGATACTCTTGACCTATGATAGCTTCATCAAATCCATCCGCTTTTATTTGCTCTTTTTCTATATGTGCTATCATGTTCTATAACTCCTATCATCTAGTTCTTGTGGTAAGTTGCCTTTTCTTATTTGATCCTCGGTCCACAGGAAAGCACTGGCATTCCAAAGTATAGCACCTGCGTGATCTTCTGAATCATCTCTTTCATTAAGTGCTAACAAGTGTCTATTCATACTATCTATTAATCTACTGAGGGGGAATCCGTTGTGCCAGTTGTTGTCTCCGTAGAGTCTTCCTCCTTCTTCAAATCGTTTGGCAAGGGATCGAA